GTTCCGATAATATCACTTATATTGATAACAGGAAGGAGGTTTTCCTCCCCCTTCGCAAAAATCGGAACCTGACATGATGCGATCTTTTACCCCGAAAGAAAGCAGCACCGTCAACAGGCAGCCGCGCAGACTTGTACTTGAAATCTACTCATAACAGTTTCTTATCGTTTCATCCAGTTTGAGCGGACTGTTTTAATTTGTGCTAACGGTTCCGGATCCGTTTCTTCGGGTGCAAAGTAATCTTCAGGATCAATAAATCCGGCGGCAATGAATTCCTGCAGGGAGTTACAGGAAACACGAATTGCCCTCGGGCCGATCTTGATGGCCTTTAGACTGCCTTCCCTGATCAGAAAATAAACGTGGTGTTCCGTGCAGGAGAGGATCTCCGCAACCGCCTGGACGGAAATAAACCGTTCCGTTGCCGTTTCCTTCATCGACTCCGCTCCATCCATCGGGATCGTGCAATTTCCACCGAAGGACTCTGGGCAGGGGCTGCAGGTTTTGTCTCCTGTTTCATCCATTCCGCCAGCATCCTGAGCGATGGAAGCCAGGAACTATCGGCACAGGCTGCGGCGAGACATTCCGCATCGAGCAGGTGGTTTGCCTTCCTGACCCGCTTCCAGTATCTCCTCCCTTTCTTGTCCCGGCAGAGTTCCTCGGCAAGGATCTGAGAAGCATAATCCTCTTCCGTTTCCGCATGGAGAAAAAATCTTTGGGACTCCTTTCTTGCGCCGATTTTTTTGCCTTGATCGTCAAGGATCGGGGCGCCGCGCTCCAGACGCCAGTGGAGAAGCTCCTTGAAGGCTGCCGCATCGATCAAGCGCAGCTCCAGACCGCCGGGAATCGGCTTGCTGCTGTGGGGAAGCTTGTCGATCACCGTGGCGCGAACGCGCTGAAGCTGGGAATGGGAGGCTCCCTTGGTGCCGAAGACGCGGCCTCTACCCTTTTCCCGGAGCCACATGTAGATCTCCTCCGTCCGGGTCCATTCCCCGGAATCCGTATCGCCGCCGCCTGTGTCCATGGCCGCCCGCCAGATCTCCATGGAGTCGTCCGAATCTTCAATCCGGTAGGATGTGTTGAACAGGAGGGCTTCCACATCTTCGAAGGTGGCCAGGAATCCGTACTGGATCAGCCAGGAGGTGAGATCTTCCGCCCAGGCCCGGACGACGAACCAGAAGCCGAACTTCTGACAGTCGATGCCACAGGTCAGGGCGACGGCTGCCTTCGGAACGGTCAGGGCCGGCAATGAACAGCGATGCTCGAGGATTCGACTTTCCTTCTGCGGGGTGATGCTTTCCTTCCAGACTTTCGCCTCGTGCTGGGTGACGAAGACCATCTTCTTCGCGGGATCCTCCAGGCCGCGGAGATGGGCCGCCACAACGCTTGAGAGAGAAACGAAGGGAGAATACCAGGAAGGGAGGTGAAAGGCGACACACCGGGGACGGTCAACGGAGATTTCCGCACGCCAGTGCCCCAGGCGGACGGCCTGGTCTCGCTGGTAGTCGTTCCAGAGCATCCCGCAGGCGCAGCATTGGTAGGAAGCCAGGCGCTTGCGGACAATCTCCCGAGGCTCCGTGACGGCTTTCGGCCAGGCGAACCGTACGAACTCCATCAACTGCGCTTCACCGCAGATAGGGCAGACCGCATAATAATTCCGGAGTTCGTCGGCCTCCGTCTCGACGGCCTTGCCGATAAGGCCCGACTCGTCCGTCGGCGTGGAGAGGTCGAGGATCTTCTTCGTTTCCGGGTAGGCGTTGGTCCGCATATCTGAGAGGGAGCGGGGATCCGCTTCCTTACCGGAGAAGCTGGGGAACTTGTCGATCTCGTCACGGATCAGGTACTGGACAGATTCCGAGGAGATCTCCGCTGCGGAGGTCGCCCAGGCCATCATGAAATCCATCCCGTTTTGGAAATGGACAGCCAGGGTCGTTGTTTCATCGAAGCGGAGGCTCATGAGCTCGGCGATGCGTGGCGAGCTCCGGAACATGGGGATAATCCGACGGCGGGCGATCCGCTTGGTGACCTTTTCGTCGGGCATGACGTACATGCAGGGGCCGGGCGCCTGGTCGATGACATAGCATAGGAAATTGAAGGCCACCTGGGTCTTTCCCGTCTGCGGGGCGAACTGCATGATGACCTGGCGCACCCAGGGCAGGTTCAGGGTGTCCATGGGCTCGATAAGGTAGGGGGTGACATCGTTTCGCCACTTGCCTGTCATGGGGCCGTTGGTGACGATGCGGTGGCGCTCCGCCCATTGGGAGACACTGAGCCTCTCCCGGGGACGGAAGACGCGGATCTCGCCTGGGGTGAAGCGGAAGTAGGATAATTCGGCTGCAACGTTATTCATCAGGATCCTCCTCTTCATCGAGATCATTTTCCAGGAGCGCTGTGGCAGGAACGGAAAACTCCCGGTTTTCGACGTAGCGGCCGAAAAACTCCTCCATGCACTCCAATAGATACTGGATCAGGTCCGGGGCCTTGTTATGGTCGCCCTCCACGAAGGCGATGATCGCTGAAGAGCGGCTGCGGCAGAAGGTCTCCAGGTCGTTCCGGAAGAACGCCGCCCGTTTGGCCAGCTCACGATCAAAATACTCTTTTTCAACATACTGGCCTTGGGCGATCTTCAGCTTGATGGCCGCCATGTCCGCCTGGGATCTCAACTTGTCCGCTTCGGCCCTGGCCTTCTGTTCCGCAATGCTGCTGAGGGCCTCATCACGTTTGCCCAGGGCGCCCTTTTGCCTGAGGTGCTGGCCGGCGTATTTCTCGACACTCCTGATGGGGTAGGCTCCGTCGGAATCGGGAATGATCTTTCCCGTCTTGGCATCGGCATAGAGCTTTGACTTCGAGACCTTCCAGCCATGGTGCTTCAGCCAGTCGGCAACGGCCAGGAGGTTCGGCAGGGGACGATCTGCCGGAAAATATTTTGACTCCATATCCGAGATGGACTTCAGAAGGGCTGATTCCGCCTGCCGCCAGTCTTTCAGCCTGGCGCTTGTTTTCTCGGAGTTGTAGGCGGTAAGATTGGTGACGACCGCATTGTACAGGACCTTCAGGGTGATCTTGTCCTGGTCGTCTGCGGCCTCGATCAGTTTGTCCAAACGCGCTTTGTCCATTTTGATATCCGTGACAACGGACAGGATCAAACCTCCCAATTCACCGCTGTCAATTTCGTGATCGGTTCCCATTTTTCTTGCCGTCATTTAAGATATTTTGTTATAAGCCCTCTGCGGTCGGCGGCCTGTCCGTGCTGGAACACGGAATCCGGGATTCTTGCCGTCTCCCGGGAGGCTGCCGATCGTTCTGCCCCGTATTAACCGGATTGAATCAATTCCGCTTTCCCTCCCGTGAAGGTTTCCCATCGCTTGATGTCCACATCGCAATAGACCGGAGAGAGCTCCATGGCGTAGCAGGTCCTCCCCGTCTGTTCCGCGGCCATGATCGTCGTTCCGGATCCGGAGAAGGAATCCAGGACTAGGGCGCCGGGCCTACTGCTGTTTCGCAAGGCCCTGGCGACCAGGGCTATGGGCTTCATGGTCGGATGCTCGTCACTGCGCAATGGTTTCGGAAATTCCCAGATGTCACTTTCAATCGAACAGGCCTCGACCCGGATGAGTGGAACTCCGTCGCTATCCCGCAGCAGTTTATCCTGGCCATAGACGTCGGCCAGATTGCGGACTCCGGACCAGTAGTGGGTGGATCCCTCAAACCAGCCATAGAGAATCGGTTCGTACTGGCGCTGATAGTTCGCCCGGCCGATCGTGAATTGCGATTTCACCCAGATGATGAAGGTGGAGAAGTGGCCGCCGGCATCCCGGAACGCCTTCTGCAGGTTGTCCAGTTCCGATGAGGACATGGCGATATAGATATCTCCGGAAACATGGGGGCGCAAGGTGGCCAGGGCGTCACGGAGAAATTCATAGAAGCCTTCCCGCTTGGCGAAGTGGTCGTTGAGGATCTTTCGGCCGGCGTTTTTTCTTCCTGCTTTCTTCCCCTGGCGATCGCGAAGGGAGGATCCATAGTTGACATTATAGGGTGGGTCCGTGAAGACCATGTCCGCCCGGGAGCCGTTCATCAGTAATTCGACTTCAGAAGAAATGGTGGAGTCCCCACACATGAGGCGGTGGCGGCCCAGCTGCCAGATGTCCCCCAGCCTGCTGGTGGCGGCTTCGATCTTTGCCGCCTCCGCAGCGGCGTCGAAATCATCCTCGATGATGTCCTTTTTGAGCAGGAGTTCGATTTCCTTTGCGGAGAATCCGGTCAAGTTGAGATCGACGGGCAGGGTTTCCAGTTCGATCAGGACATCCTTCAGCTTCGGCATGTCCCAGTCCCCGGAGATCTTGTTCAGGGCCAGGTCCAGTGCCAGTTCCATATTGGGATCCAGATCGACGATGGAAACTTCCGCTTCTTCATGGCCAAGATGTTTCAGGACCTCCAGGCGCTGATGGCCGCCGACAACATGGCCGGTTCGCGAATTCCAGATAATGGGATCCACATACCCGAAGGTCTCGATCGAACGGCGGAGGGCCTCAAAGGTCTCATCCCCGGGCTTGAGCATTTTGCGGGGATGCTTATTTGCGGGAAGCAAATCCGATATGGATCGGACTTCGATGATCATAAAGACACCTCCCCGGCAACAACCACGCCCCCCTTTTCGCCGTCTCTTGACTCCCTGATCCCCTGGCTAGAAATGGAAGGCTTAGCCGCATGCTGGAACCTAAGTCTCCATCCCCGTACGCCTTCGGTGCTGACCTCCATCAACCTGGCGATCCGGGCGTCATCGGCGCCGGCGTCGATCAGAATCGCCATCAGGACCACCTGGGGAAATGACAAATGGCATCCGGACAGGAAGGTCCCCGTCAAGGCTGTGAAGTACTTCCCACAACGGCAACATCGAACCCTGGCCCCCATCCGGAAACTTCGCAATGAGGGATAACTGGTAATTGACTCCCCACAACCCGGGCATCGAGGTCCATCCGGATGCAATCGGCTCAGCACCCATTCCCGGCAGGAGCCGTCATCCAGGAACTTTGCAATCCGCGAGCGGCCCACATCGATGGGACCAAAGACCGAGGGCCGGTAGGATGGCAAAGGGGCGTTTTCAGGTATTGCCGTATTATCAATCACTTCCATTTTTCCACACCTTTTTGAATCTCAAAAGTAGAGAGGATTCGCGGCTCAGCGACCCGTAAGGAAACGATGTTCCGGGAAGGACCCGCGTTTTTTTCTCAGCAGTTATGGCTTGAGCGGGTTGATCAGGCCGAGATTTTTCAGTTCAAGCAGATCGTTCAGGGCATCGAGTAGCAGGGCGTAGGCCTCCGCGGCTGATTGCCATCTTTCCGGATTACGATCGGGGCGGAGGCCTGGGTTGAACTTCAGGCTGAAGGAATTCTTATCAACGATCATCTTGATCCCATGGCCGGCCGGTCCCTTCAGGTAGGATGACAGGGCCGTGACTTGCGGGCTGTCCTTCCAGGATCTCAGGGGAAGCTTTTCAAAATGGATCACCACGACACGGGCAGTGGCGCCGTTGTCATTGGACATCGTGACGGAATTATCCGGGATGGGTTCGGCTGGGGATTCAACCACTGCATCGGGCTCTTGCTTCTTGGCTAGCGGGTTATAGATGTCAACGATTGCTTCGAGTCCTCCCATGTTGTCCTCCCCAGGTTAAAATCGGTCCAAGTGGTCCAGGTGCGGTCCATGCCACGGTCCAGGTCAAGTAGCCGTTTTTATTACTTGGTCCGGGT